CCTAAATATCTCAATAGACTATCAGATCTATTATTTGTTATGGCCAGATACTATAACATGGAGAAGTTGTGGAAGTTTAATGAAAGCTAAACTATCTATACTGTTTATATTTGTTTTATTGTTTGGCGGTATTTACGGATATAAGCCTGCCTCATGTGTAGAACTATATATAGACTTTGGAGATAGAAAGGTATCACAATGTATTCCAGCGGGAGATAATACACCTGCTTACGATATATTGAAAAATGGTAGAATTGAGACAGAGGGTACAAGCAAATACGGTCTACAGGTTATATGCAGGGTGAATGGTTTCCCTTCAAGAGAGGTCGAACCTTGCGATACAATGCCTTCAGATAAGGCATACTGGGCCATCATCCTTAGAGATAAAAGAAATATCTTTAACTTATTTCCAAAATACGGATGGGCGGAAGTAGGAGCCGAAGAAATTACTTTAGATCCAGGCCAATCTCTTGGTCTAGTATTTGTTAAGGACGGAGAACTAAAGTGGCCAGATTAGATTTATTAGATGATATTGAAAAGAAAGCAGACGGGTATGCAGTAATAAACACGCTGCTATCAATAGGATTAAATATAGCAGGAATATATGCTTCCATAAATATAACTACATATATATGGAGACAATTTACTGGTCATTAGACCACATAGTGAAAGCGAAAGTGCGGCGGAAGAGAGAAGACATGTTCGATTATAGATCAGCGATGGAAGCTGGCCACAAATTTAATGAGATAGTCGCCATGCGACTGAAGGAATTTGGGATCATGGCCGAAGTGCCAGAGTTCTCATTTGCTAAATCTCAGGCGGAAATTAGGGACTATACATTAAACGATAAAGATGTTATAGTAGGAGATAGGGTCATTGAGGTAAAGAGTCGAAATCTTGCCTTCACAGATGACCCTTCTACATTCCCCTATGATGATTTAATCGTAGATACAGTATCTGGCTATGAGGCTAAAGAACCTAAGCCCATTGCTTATGTTATGGTGAGCCAGAAGACTGGAGGAATGTTTATAATTCCGACTGCCTTTTCAAATGCTTGGCGGGTAGAAAGAAAGTATGATCGTGATAGAAAACATGAGGATGATTTCTATCTAACTAGTAAAGGATTGGGAAGACCATTTTCTCAATTAGTATCTAAATTAAAGGAGATGTCATGAAAGACTTAATCAGAGATTCGATTAGAGTAGATAATTCACGCCCACCTTTAAGATGGATTGCCAATTGGTTTGGCTCAATATCCTCTTCAGCAATCATGAGAATATCATGGGCGGAAGAGTATGAAAAGAACTATGGCTTTAGATATAAGTTAGATGGTCTTATCTGGGATTATCTATGGCCAATCTATAATAAGTATGGAACATTCTATAAGCTTGATATGGATTTGAGCGGGGCAGAGTGGGATGACTATGATGCTGATGGTATTCCATATTGGGAAAAGTGGACGGAATGGGATTATGAAGATGAAGTAACAGGCGATGCATTTAGAGTTATAGAAAAAACAGCAGGATATACAGGAAGATGGTCAGATGATGACGATTTTCGAATTACACCATTTTTAGGAGATAACAGATGATATATCACAAGCACCTATTAGTTAATGCTAAAGTAACTAATCCAATGAATACAGAGGAACAAGGAATTGAATTTCTTAAATTCCTAGTCGACCAGATTAATATGAAGATTATTAAAGGACCATTTGCATCCTATGTAGATGTTCCAGGCAATAGAGGTCTAACCGCAATCGTTATGATCGAAACTAGCCATATTGCATTTCATATCTGGGATGAGACAGATCCAGGGCTAATCCAATTTGATCTCTATACATGCGGAGAATTAGACCTAAATAAGGCTATCTCAGCCTTCAAGCAATACTTTACAGTTGTAGAGTTTGACTATGTCTTATTTGATAGGGAGAATGGATTTGTTGTGGAACAAAGCGGGCGGGAAGCCAATGGTATCCACTATAACCAATATCCCCAAGGACTACAATTAACCAAAGAAGATCTAAATCCCCATATTGGAGGATATCTAGGCAATAAGACCAAAGAAGAGCTAGACGCTATATGGTCTACACAGCAATCATTTGAAGAGTAGATAAGACTTCTCCTATCCCCCCACTTTTTCTTGTCCCATATGGCCTTTTAAAGGCTTATATAGTGGAGTAAAGTGGAGTATTGTGGAGTAAAATGGTTATCAATTTACTATCAATTATTACTAATTATTTAAATAGATATTTACATGATATTGGACATCTCAATATATAAGACGTAATCCAATTTGGCATATTTGGACAGATTTGTCAATACTACATATTTCAGGGATTTTGTCAATGCTGTCGTAAATGTCCGATTTGTCCCCCTTCTGGGGCTATAAATATGTCCCCGTAAACGGGTAAATTCGCCCACATTTTGGGAACATTTTGATCCATTTGATGTATATTTAAATAGATAATGATTTATATAGATCTAATTTTCTGAGATTTTCAGGGATTTTTTATGCATGATCGTAAAAGCGAAATTTGGCCCATATATTTTCCACAAAAAAATCCACAGGCTGTGGATAAACCTGTGGATAATTTATGTATATTAGATTTAGGGCAACTTGAGATTGTCTAATTGATTTGATGCTTTATACTTGTCGATATGTTTATCTAGATTATAGGCAAGAGTTAGACCATGGGATGTTCTTCCATGTTTTATTTCGTCTTCCGCCCGCCGTGCCTGCTTTTCTATAACCCATGCTACAACCTCCATGATACGGTCAATTGTCCAGAGTGGTTGCTGTGCCAGATAATGTGCCAGAGAGGCAGGATTGAACCAATGGTCCTCAACAGAGTTTGCCAGTAGTTCGCCTATCTTGATTTCTTTACTATTCATGGTCCGCCTTTCTTGTAACTTAGGATTATATCAGAAGGGGCTGACTTTCGCCAGCCCCTGTCTCATTATTTGAGATTACTTCTTAGGGGTCTTCGTAGACTCAGCTACGAACTTAACACCTGACTGCTCCGCCTCTGCGAGAGCCTGCTTAGCTGCAGCTGAGAAACGGCCACGGCGGCCAACAGTAATTCCCTTTGAAGCTAGATATTCACGCTTTGTAGTCATTGTATTTGATCCTTTCATGATCGGTTATATTCATTATATAGGATATCCACGAATTTGTAAATACCCCCGTAACGATTAGTTTGTTCCCCCAATTAGAATTTCATTTTCCATTGATGGATAATCGTCTGTATCATTATTTAGTTGTAGATCTGCAGATGTATCATCATCTAAGAAAACATCTGTTGCTTCTATGACATCGTCCATTTCGACTGTAGACCAGTCAATTTCTGGACGAGCATTTGCTATATCTGCAGCTTCATACTCATTTGCTGCAGAGACAATTATGTAATAGTCCTGGTACTTCCGTCCAAATACTCTATATGTCGGCAAGCAGTTCCCTCATTTCCCATTCAGCATATGTGCGGACAATAAAATCCTTGCCCAAATCATAGCAGTATTCGACGGCATCTGTCAAGGATTCTGTCTCATATATTGGGATAGATACTGGATCAGATTCATCTTTGTCATAGACTTCAAATGTTCTGACTCCGCCTGGAGATACATCATATGCAACTTCCAGGATTTCTAAGCTTGCTGCGTAACTACTCATTTTCTCCCTCATTCTCTTCGTCATCCAGCCACCCGTCATCATCTAACAAAACTAAGAAATCATTGTCCCTCATCCAATCTCTAATTGTTTCATCAATGATTTCGTCCCCTAGGTCCATGCTTAGGCCAATGCCGTCAACATCCTCCCAGAACTTATCGAAGATTTGTTTTAGAGTAACTCCTGCAGGGACAGCCTCATCGACATAGTCGTTTACAGCAAGTTCCTCAAATCTATTATTCTCATAGATATTACGGAGCACATCAAAGGTCCATACCCATAGCAATGACGGAAAGACAGGAAGAGTTGTAATCTTGTCTACAATCGCATTTAGTTCATTATAGATGTCATCCCTACGTGTTTGTTCTTGTAGATCTAATTGTGCTTTCTGCACATCAATTGATTCAATTATCATTCTTCTTTGTCCTTTCTTGTATAGCAAATGCTAATTGGTATGTGAGGCCATATACGTGTGCTAATGCGTCGCATTGGCCCTCCCAGTACTTCCGCTCCATGGATTCCATGGCGTCGGAGTAGTCGTTGTCCTCCTCA